TTCCGTGACACTCTCTATATCTTTGGCACTAATAATATTAAAAAAGTAGTTGGTTCCTCTCTTGATGACTTCGCCCTTCAAGATGTTACCAAGAACCTAGGTTGTGTCGCCCCAGACTCTGTAGTAGAGTTTAATGGTGATCTTCTCTTCCTTGGCCCTGACGGTATTCGCCCTATCAGTGGTACTGATCGTATTGGTGACGTAGAAATTAATACTGTTTCTAAGCCAGTGCAATCTGTTTTTGAAAACCTAACCTTGACAGAAGATACGACAAAAGCAACAATACTTGTACTGAATAAAAAGTCACAGTTCCGTATGTTCTTCCCTGAGGCAGAATCCCTTGGAGTTATTGGCGCTCTTCGTCGTACTGGACAGGGTGGCACTGGGTTTGAATTTTCACGTCTTATTGGTATTAATATGGTTTGCGGAGACTCTAGTTACTTAGGTGATGAAGAATATGTAATCCACGGAAATTCTACTGGTACTGTATTTAGACAAGAATCTGGGAATACATTTAATAGTACCCCTATCGAGTCTCTTTATCAAACCCCATACTACCACATGGATGATCCTATCAATAGGAAAGTGTTACATGAGGTCTACACTTATCTTAGGGCTGATGGAGCTATAAGCGTAAATATGGGACTTACATACGATTACGAAGATGAGTACACATTAAGTCCTACAGATTACGCGTTTAACACAGAAGGTGCTGCTAGCTTCTACGGCATTGCTACTTACGATGAAACTAGTATTTTTGATGGTAACCCCAGCCCTCTCCGTAGGACAACTGTAGAAGGTTCTGGTAGGTCTGTTTCAATTACTTATGTGACAACAGTATCACAACCAAGCCACTCCATTGAGGCTCTAGTTCTGAGCTACGCAATAGCAGATAAAAGATAAGGATACCAAATGTCTGGATATACAAGACAGTCAAGCTCAGACCTAGTACCTACAGCGGTAGTTCGGTCTTCCCCACTAAATGCAGAATATAATAAGATTCGTGATGCTTTTACTTTTGATAATACAGGGGTTACTGGACATAAACACGATGGTTCTTCTGATGAAGGTTCCTATGTACCACTCATTGCTGATCTTGATGCCCTTAATAAAGTGGCTATTAATACCGCGAATAATCGTGTAGGATTTTTTGTTGAAGTCTCTTCTGCTGCTGTAGAGCAAGTACGACTTTCTGATGGTCTCTTTGTTCCTGTCACTACTAATGATATTGATCTTGGCTCTACTGGTGCTAAGTTTAAAGACCTACACCTCGCAGGAGATGCTAATGTAGCTGGTGACGTAAATGTTACTGGTGCTCTTGTAGGTGCTGTCACAGGTGCTGTCACAGGGAACGTAACAGGAGACCTTACTGGTAATGTTACTGCAGGTTCTGGTTCTAGTTCTTTCACTAACGTAACCATTAATGGTACACTGGATGTAACTAATACTCCTATTACTAATGTCTCTGATCCAACCTCTGCGCAAGAAGCTGCAACAAAGAATTATGTGGACACTGCAGATGCACTTAAGTTGAACCTCTCTGGTGGTACACTTAGTGGCGAACTTGCTATGGGTACCTCTAAGATTACTGGTCTTGGTAATCCTACCTTAGCTCAAGATGCAGCTACTAAGACTTATACTGACACTGCAGATGCACTTAAATTGAATCTTACTGGTGGTACCATGAGTGGTGCTATCGCTATGGGCACTTCTAAGATTACTGGTCTCGGTGATCCTACTCTAGCTCAAGATGCAGCTACTAAAGCCTATGTAGACTCTGAGATTTCAAGTGTTATTGATGCTGCTCCCGGTACCTTAGATACTCTGAATGAGCTTGCTGCTGCACTAGGAGATGATGCCAGTTTTAGTACAACAGTTACAAATAGTATTGCTACTAAACTCCCTCTGGCTGGCGGTACTATGTCAGGTGCTATCGCTATGGGAACCTCTAAGATTACTGGCCTTGGTGATCCTACCTTAACTCAGGACGCTACTACTAAGACTTACGTGGACACTGCAGACAACCTCAAGCTGAACCTCTCTGGTGGGACCATGTCAGGTGCTATCGCTATGGGAACCTCTAAGATTACTGGTCTTGGTAATCCCACTTTGTCTCAGGATGCTACCACTAAGACCTATGTAGATACTGCAGACAACCTTAAACTGAACCTCTCTGGTGGTACCATGAGTGGTGCTATCGCTATGGGTAACTCCCAGATTACTGGTCTTGCAACTCCTGCTACAGGTACAGATGCTACTACTAAGACTTATGTAGATGGTATCCTTGGTTCTGCTACTGCGGCTGCTGACAGTGCTGCGGCTGCTCTGGTCTCTGAGGGTAATGCTGCTACAAGCGAGACTAACGCTGCTGCCACTTATGATGCATTTGATGACCGTTACTTGGGAAGTAAGGCTTCTGATCCAACAGTAGATAATGATGGTGATGCACTTCTTACTGGTGCCTTGTACTGGAATACAACTTCAGACTCTTTGAAGATTTATACGGGAGCTGCATGGAGTACCGCTGCCTTTGACACTTCTGGTGCTCTTGTCGCTGCGAATAATCTGTCTGAATTGGTAGACCCTAATGCTGCCCTCACTAACTTAGGCTTTACTTCCACAATTACTGAGTTAAACTATACTGATGGGGTAACCTCCTCGATTCAAACTCAACTAGACGCTAAAGCTCCAACTTCCACTACAGTAACCCTTGCGGGTGCCCAGACACTAACCAATAAGACATTCAATCTTACAAGTAACACCTTGCTAGGGACTACAGCACAATTCAATACTGCCCTCTCTGATGGCTCTTTCACTACACTTGCAGGTACAGAAACGCTGACCAACAAGACTTTGACCTCCCCCACACTCACAGGTACGCCGACAGCACCTACAGCGGCAGAAGGTACTAATACAACCCAAATCGCAACCACTGCTTTTGTGCTTGCCAATAGTGGCGGTTTGACCACGGCTACAACAACAGGAGCGGCTCAAACTGTTGATTTTGCAAATAGCTATCAGGTTGTGGAAGCTGACAGCGTCGTCACTACGCTGACCTTTAGTTCTACTGATGCGGTGCAAGAGGTTGATCTTCTGCTGAATTTGGGTGGGAAGGGCTTCTCTGCTATTTCAGGTGCCACTTACGATAGTGTTACATTTTCTGTTGGGTCTCAAACCACTGAAGGTGAGGCCATCAGGTTCAGTGTAAACGGCGAAAAAATGTTCATGTTGGATGACCAAAACCGCAGCGTTAAACAATACAGCCTATCTACTGCTTTTGATATTTCTACCGCGTCTTACGATAGTGTTTCTTTTAGCTTTAGTTCAGAGGCTACAGGCCCAACCGACTTTGCCTTCAACACAGACGGCACAAAAATGTATATAATCGGGGAGATCAAGGACAATGTTTACCAATACAGTTTATCCACTGGTTTTGATCTTTCTACTGCTTCTTACGATAGTGTCGTATTTGCCCAACTAGACAGTGTTCCGCGTGGCCTTACTTTCAACACAGATGGCACAAAAATGTATGTGCTGGGTGGAGGTGGTAGCAGCGTTAAACAATACAGCCTATCCCCTGGTTTTGATCTTTCTACTGCTTCTTACGATAGTGTTGAATATAGTGTTAGTTCACAGGTTACCAGTGAAAAGGGCTTAGCGTTCAACTTAGAAGGCACAAAAATGTATGTGATATGTAGTACTAATCTTAGTGTTTACCAATACAGCCTATCCACTGGTTTTGATCTTTCTACTGCTTCTTACGATAGTGTTTCTCTCAGTGTCTCAGGCCAAACAACCAACCCTAGAAGTCTTTGTTTTGACGCTGCTGGGGGCAAGATGTACGTGTTGGACATAGATGAAACTCTATACCAGTACAGTCTCCCAATCATTGACAACTCAGTTATTTTCCCCGTTGCCACAGTCACATCAACGCTTACTCCCGCTTTTGGTTACAACAGCTATAAATTTGCCACTGTTGACAGCGGAGCAACATATTACCTCGTATCTAAAGCAGAAGGACTGGGCACATAATGACCTACGTAATTAAAAATTCGGATGGTGCATCTTACACGCTGGGCCAGTTCAAGAACACTCACCGACACCTAGCCTATGCGGAGGATGTCCCGCCAAAAGCCTTGCTGGATCATATCGGTTATACAATGGAAAAAGTGGTACCCGAAAAAGTGGCACCCACGGCTAAAGATGTGCAGAAACTCATGGGTCAAAAACTTGAAGCCTTAGCCGCAGGATATGAGCCGCAGGAACGTGAAACGTGGGCAACGCAGGTCAAAGAGGCTGAAGCCATTAAAGCGGGATCAACCACGGCACCATTGCTGTCCTCGTTGGCGGCAGGAAAAGGTCGCACACTTGATGAACAGGCTGACAGGGTGCTGTACCTAGCAGAGCAATTCGCACTAGCGTCTGGAGCTATTATGGCTGCACGGGATGCTTTGATTGCGATGGACCCGATCCCCGAAGATTATACTTCAGATACATACTGGCCGTGAGACCCTTTACAAAAGAAGAGAATTGGTGTATAAGGCTTGAAGGTACTGAGTACATATCTCTAATTCCTATAACCTTTGATTTGGGTTTTAAGGGTAGTGGTTTTAGTTACACAGTTCCAAAAGACTTTAAGTTTGAAGTGTCAGTACCGAGAGGCCTTCGTTGGGTCTTAAGTCCTCACAACCCTAAGTACCTTAAAGCTGCAGCTATCCATGACCACATGTTAGAAAGAGGTTGGGATAGGCCTACTGCTGGTGGAGTCTTTCAAGCTGCACTTAAGGTCTCTGGGGTAGGTTCTACTAAGAGACTTACCATGTTCTTTGCAGTAACGCTTTGGAAATGGCACTAATTAATAATAAGGAAAGAGATAGAATGACTTTCTCGACAGACCAAAAACACAGGCTTCTATCTCGTATGGGTTATGCAGGCCCTGCAGGAGAGGAAGGTATGAAAAACTTTCTCCAAACTAACCCCAGTGCTGCTAAGAAGTTTCTAGCTTTTGATAAGGCTGCTGCTACTCTGGCAACTCCCCCTGCAGCTATGCCAAGCTCTCCAATGCAAATGGCTGAAGGTGGTTCTGTTGTACCTCAAGATGAATACAAACGACGACTAGACGCAATGTATAAGGCAGCTACTGGAGAAGGTATTGACTCCGGTGGTTGGAATTGGTATGGCGGGAATCTTGCTAGCGGGAAAACTACTTGGGATCAAGTGAAGTCAAATGTGGAGAAGGGTCTTGCTACTAAAAAGGCAGAATTGGATGCAGTGGCACAAAAAAGGTATGAGAATGCACTTTCTGTAAGAGGTATTCCATTTACTCCTACGGCTCAACCTACCACCACCGCACAAACTACCTCTTCCACAGTAGCTGCTGATCATACGGACTTTCTTAAGCAAGAATTTGGTAAGTATTCTAACCTAAACTTTGATCAAGCTGCTATAGATTGGTATGGTAAGAACCTTGCTGAAGGTAAAGTTACTAAAGAACAGGTGGCAGCTAACCTAGCTAAA